CCCCTGTGCGCAACCTTTCGCGTTTGGTCTTGTATAAAAGCAATCTTGCTTCTGCCGCCGCGATTGACCGCTCAAGGATCCGCCGCCGCTCTTCCACTGTCTTGCTCGCCGACCCCTGCAGTTCAGCCAACATTTCCCGTTCGGCGTTTGTGACCTGGCCGCCGAAAATGGCCTTAAGCTGAGGCAATATTTGAGAATGCAATATGTTGACTAAATCGCGTGTGTTGATCGCTTTTTTGTCACCGATTTGCGCGGTGACATCAGCAAACGTTTCACTGCCGAACCCGCCATACGCGTGTGGGTTGAGCTTCATGGCCTGTTTGAGAAGGCTCAATCCGTTCTGGGTTTGCACAACCAGGTTGTCGGTTTCGTCAATTTGACCCTTTTCCGGTGTCGTTGTCGACAGTTGGTTAGTCAATATGTACTTCCTGCCCTCCGGCGATTTCGGGTTAAGGCCACTTTTCAATGCTATTTGCAACCTTTCCTCAACGGCGCGCGTCAACGCTCCGCCACCACTGCCACCACTGCCACCACTGCTCCTGTCGGCTGCATTCGCATAGCTTGCCGCCGCGCTCGCATCAGATTGCCTGGTGTTCGCCTTCTGTGACTCTATCTGCACGCGCCTCAGTTGCAGGTCGAGCTCTTGCATGGTCTGACCGCTTTCAGCGCGGAGGCGTGGCAAGTCCTGAATTGTCAGGCGCGATACCTGTTCAGCGGGCAAGCCCAGCTCTTGTATGGCCCGCTGCTTTGCCGACTCGAAGCCCTGTGCGTCGCCGTCTCTAACGCCGCCGATGATGTTGGCAACAGCCTCGCCGCGTTGCTTGGCGAGCTGCAGCTTGCCAAGGTCCATTTGCTGCCCGAATTGCTGATCTTGGCGCTCATCCTGCTTTTGCGCCCGCTGTTGCTCCATCTGGAACTGTTGCGCGTCCTGCTGCTTTTTCTGAGCGCCGTAGTAGCTGGAAAGATAGTTGCCGACGATATCAGCTTGTTGAATTTCCGGCATGTTAATGAGTCCTGTTTAAAATGTCTTGCGCATCACGCGCGGCATCACGACTTTAATTATTAAATGCGCCGCCCCGGTACGCACCGTACAGGCTCGCGGCCTGTCCTAGCCCGCCCTGGATGGAGTTGGCTGTGTTGATGTAGCCCGCCGCCCTAGCGTTGCCCGCGTTGGTATAAGCCTGCGCCTGCCCTTGTGCTGCGGTCTGCCCGAAGCTGCCGGTCTGAGCCGCAGCCTGCTGCCCGGTGACCTGTCCCGACTGATACCGCCCAAGCCAGTTGTTGTAGCCTTGGTCCGCCATGCCCTGCCCGCGTGTCTGTAGCGCCTTCAAGGTCGCGCCGGAGTACAGGCCGCCCCTAGCTGCCGCGCTGCCCTCGACGCCCTTCAGTCCTTCGCTGACCGCATATGCGTAGCCTGGATCGGCGCGGAAGTTCTGCGTAGTGCGGTCATAACCTTGCTGGCCGTTGAAGCCGTAGGCGTCGTTCAGGAAATTTGAACTCTTGTTGCCGAAGTCTCGATAAGGCGATAAATCGGCGCGTGTCTGCTCGTATTGCTCTTTTTGGACTTGGCCCGACTGCTGCGCGGCCTTCTTCTGGGCATCCGCCGCTTTATTACCGGAATAGATCGACGCGCCAGCACCTATAACGGCGGCTCCAATAATTGCCGCAGTTGTTCCTACAGGCATTAGTTTAGCTCCTTGCGCCAGTGTGTTTCGCTTTGGGTAAACCCCCAACGGCGATAGACCTTCTCCAGATGGCTTTCGCTCACCGGGTAGGCAATGTTGAATGTCTTGCAGTCGCTTTCACGCGCCCACTCCTCCGCGAACCGGCGCAACTTGCCGCCATGACCGCGCGATGATTTTGTTGTGTAGATAAACAACTCACCAAGCATTCGAGCGCCAGAGAAGAGGTGCTGATGCGCCAAGCCAACAAAGCAACCAGCAAACGCGGCCTTGTCGTCTTCCATAACAGCAACAATGCCATCATCATGTGCTATCAAGTTGGCTAGTGTTTTCCCAACGTAGGCCGTGTCGACACTGTCCGTTTTGTACGATGACCAAGACACAAAATCCTTTATCCCATCGATGATGTTTTGAATGTCGCCTTCGCGCGCGTCACGGATCATGTACACGTGCGAATGTCCACGATGAGGGTGAGCCTGTCGTCTGCGCTGTTGTTCGCAACCTCATGATTTTTGGCGTTGTCAAACCACCATATTTCGCCCGTCCGCATGTTAACATGCTCATCGCCAGCACGGAACAAGACGCCGGGAAGGCTGTGCAATGCGATATGGTATCGCTTGTAATAAGATGTGTGCACCTCTCCATCATCATGTGGGAGTATGCGCTTGCCTGGGGCAAGCCTCGTTATCATGACCGGCCCAAGACGCTCGCCCTCAACTTGGCGCATGAGGCCGAAGATGATGGATCGTGCTTGCGGCAACTCCGCAAACGCCGGGTAGTTAACATTCTCAAACTCGCCTAACCCCTTCCGCACACAATCCTCTTCGGTCGGGAACCGCAACCAGATGTCATCACACTCGCTTAACTCTGCCGTATTGCGGCGCAATGCGTTTCGATTCCACAACTCAGGCCGCGTATGCAAGACATTGACGATTGACACAACGTCAACGCTGTCTGTCAGGCGATAGAAGTTCCTCATGTCACACGCACGATAAACGTAGCATCAGCCGGAATCGTCACAGTCGTTGCGGTCGTGGTATAGGCGGGATCGTTCTGTGCATACTCCCAAATCATCGGGTAATCGGCCTTCAACACAACCTGCCCGCTCTTCCGCAAAAAGCCTGCCGGAACCACACTAGACCCCTGCTTCACGCTCATTCCGACTTGGATCAGGCTTTGCTCGTAACCCAGTATCCCCTGGAAGAATGCAAGTACGTGCCGCTTGTCCTGATGGACTTCAGCGGGAATATTCTGCTGTCTCTTTGGCGCGGTCATTAAAATGCACCGTCTGTTACGTCAGCCCAAGCGCCAAGAATGACAACTTCAACCGGATCGGTCACGCGAAACTTGAATATCCTTTCACGATATGAGCCAAGCACATTCCATGTCGCGCGCCATTTGTATTGCCCAGTCGCGCCAATGTTGGCTGATCGCGGATCGCTCCAAGTCGCGCCGCCGTCATCGGAATGGCTCACGAACGCAACCGGAGCCGAGCCCTGCCCCGATGAAAGCCCCACGCCGGTCTTGATGTCGAGCTGCAATTTATGCATGAACTGCCGTCTGCCGCCGTTGTGTATCTGCGGACAGGTGACTTCGCGAATAATGCCAACGCCGCTTTCGCTGAGTACGTTAGCCTGCAAATGGTAGAGATTGCCGTCACTCGCACCGACGATTTGCTTGTTATTGTTGATCGCAAAAGTTGATGCGTCCCATCCGCCAAGCGGCAACGCGCCCATGGACCATGAGCCAGACTTCCTCCATGACCATTGGCCCGTCATGATATCCCACGTGACCGACCATTCGCCGGGATTGTTCAACACATAGAACAGGTGCCCTTGCTGCTGATAAGCGAAGGCGTTCAAATCGCCAAGGTCAGACACAGCCTCAAGCAATATGTCTACGTCGCTGTCACTGATTTTCTTGGGGCTGTACCCCTCGGCGCGGTACACGGAAATGCCGCCCGCCTTACCATCGCGCCCCACCCACGTAAGGGCATTGTCAACCAATACCGCCGCATCACGTGAAACGCAGCCAATCGTTGCCGCCGCCGTGCTTGTGCGTTGTAGCAGGTTGTCCGTGTCGCCTGTTATGTACCACCATTCTGTTGTTTCCTTGCCGAGTAGCACCAGCTCGTTGCCGCTTTTGCGGATAGCAACAAGGCTATCGCTTTCGGCCTCTGCCGTGGCAAAGTCGAGCGCGTCCCATGACGTGGCATCTGCGAGTGCCGACCAACGGAATCGGCCTGAGTTCCGTACTGTGGTGAACGTATAGTTCGAAAGGCTTGCCGTGCTTGTTGCCTGCTCGAAGTCCGGGTCAACGACCTCCGCAAGCGTTAGCGTCGATGGCGTGTAGGTATAACTTTTGAGTTCTGCGACAACGCAGACGTTCGTTCCGTTGAAGCTCATATCAACTGGATCGGCACCTTCGATCCCGCCAAGGTCAGAGGCTGTGCCGTCAGTGCTGACGCTATAGATCCGCGTACCGACTACGGCATAGCAAATGTCTAGAGCTTCGATTTGGCCCCGAACCGCGCCGCCGCCTATGGTCGAGAATAGCACGCGAGCGGGTGTGCCGTAGAGCGTCCAATTCGTGCGGCCTTCGCTCTCGATTGGCTCGCCGTATAGGTTCGTCAGGCTTTGCAGCGTTGCCGATCTTGCGTTGCCGAACTTCTTGGCGAGCGGGATTTGTATGCGTCTCATGACGGCAGGATCAACTCAACGAGACAGGCTTCGAGCGTCAGGGCCATTTAGAAGAACTCCGATGAGACCGGCTGTCTCGCGGAACGCTTGGAACAATGTTGCCGCAATTCCTGGTAGCCCACGCCGCCATTCTTGTAATCGTCGCGCCCGAATAGCGTCGCGCACTCGCCTGCGACGATCTTGGCAAGTGGAAGCTTCACCGCGTCTGGAATAGCGTCGTCTGGGTAATAGACAAGCCCTTCCTCCGATAGCCACGCACGCACACCTGCAGCTCGCGCGGCTATCTTGTCGCTATCGGTCGTGCCGAGGGTCTCTGCCCCGCTCAACAGGCCAAGCTCCTCGGCAACAAGGCCGTATAGGGTAACGTTAGTTATTGTGATGGCACACCTCCATCGTCACGTCATTTCACCCGGATCGTTAAACGTCGATACCGTGTCGCCGAACGTGGCAGACGCATGCGCCCTCGCTGCCGGTTTTGCTTTCAGCTTTGGCAACGGCGGCAGTGGCACTTCGACAAAATTAGCGTCGTCAACTTCTGCAAAGAATCGGTTCTTTCGTAACGCCGCAATGATCTTCGACTCGATGATCTTGTCAGGGTGCGTCACGTTCTTTGGACGGTTCTCTTCAAACCAGATGCCGCCAAGGTCCATGCGTGTCGTATCGTCACGAGCGCCGCCTGTATAAACAAATGCTGGCATGGAAACTCCATTGGTTAAGGGTGCGGAGGAAACCCCCGCACCCAGTTGGGTTGTTAAGACGCCACGCCTTCGAACCGGCCAATCAAGGTAAGGTCGATAGTGCCGATTGCGCCAGTGGCCGGGCCCGCACCAAACGCACCGACGATCAATGTGTCGCTAGTGAACAGGAATCCGTTCCCGGTCGTGGCCTGCGTGTTGGTAATGCCGCCCGCCTGCCCGATAGTGGAGCCGGAAAAGATGCGTGTAGCAGACCCGCTGTCGCCGATGTTGATCGTGACAGTAGGTGTGCCGTTCGTATCAATATCGGTGCTTTCGAGGCATGCGTAAAGCAGGCGGAAGCCCTTCGGCACCATGCCGAAGTTTAGAACGTCACCGTTGGCAAAAGCCGCAGTTGACGTCAGCGACATGAAATAAGAAATTGTCGAGATGCCCGCGTGGGGCATAACTCGCTGATTGTTTTGACTAATCAGAGTAGAGTCGAACGTAGCCATTGATTTTCATTCCTTCAAAATATGCCGCAGAAAGAAAGCCGCCGGGTACAAAATGACAAACGCCACTCTGCACCCGGCCTGCACTCAATCTCCGACGCCAGAACAATAGACGGTGACCATTCCATGCTGTTTCGTTGCCGCTGCAGCACCCGTCGCGAAGTTGACCTTCACGATGCCTCTGAGTTCCTCAGTCGCAACGCCGGGGCGGAAGGTGTAATCCTTCACCATGTCGGTGCGTGGGGTTGGCTCTTGGCCCCATGCGATAGCCATTGCCTGCTGTCCGCATAGGTAGTTTGGCTCAACAGAGATTGATCCATTGCCCGCCGTAGCGAAGATTGAGGACGTTGTGATCAACGTGCTAATCTCCGGTATTTCCCGGAAGATGATGCCGTCGTAGAGCAAGTCGCCATCCTGGAATAGCGGATTTTCACCCATGGCCTTGCCTTCACGTGCTCGCGCATCGCGGTTGGCGTTGATCATGGTTGTATCGAGCTTCAGGTCACGGAATGCGCGTGCGCCGCAGAACATCACGTAGTATTCGCGCCCATCTTCGAGCTTGAATGGTCTGATGTGCGGGTCAGCGGCCTTTGCCATACGTTTGGCAAGTGATGCCGTTGCAGTCGTGAGCTTGTCGTTCGTACTGTCGACGTTCGCAAGCCCTGTGGCGTGCGTTGCCGAGTAGTTCGCCGTGGCGTTGCCATAGAGTATGCGGTCAGCATTGGCGGCGGACCACGTGTTGTAGTTCGCAGCCGTTGCGGCAGTTGTGATCGTGTTGCCCAAGCTGTCAAAGATGCCAACAGCGGGGATCGAGACACCGGCAGCAACGGGACCGGCCATGAACTTGATCAAGTCGGTTCGCAGCGTGTCCGATGCCCAGTTGCGGAGCATGTCACGGCCTGCGGCCCATAGGTCCACTTCCGTCTTATAGGACGTGGATTTCGGGACGCGCACACCGTTTCTAACCCAGTCAACCGAGACCGGGCAGTTGAAGTTTCCGAGTTGCTCCTCGTTGCCGTCGAGTATTCCAGCGCCACGCATGCCGGAAGCTGATAGCCGCGTGATCAACGGAATGTTGATCGTCTTGCCACCTTCTTCTTGAAGTTCGTAGCGCGTATTGATGACCGACATGGAGCTTTTGCCCATGTACGGCTTGAATCCACTTTCACGAATGTATTCCTGAAAGTATTTTGTGACCCATACCTGCTTTTCGCTGGCGGAGGCTAAGGCGACTTCAGCCATTTTCGTTCACTCATCTTTTGAACGCCTCATCAAATGCAACCCCATTCCCGATGGGTGTTTTGGGGATGTTCCCACTCGCGCTTGGTGCGCTTGCAAGACTTGCCCTTGGTAGAGGCGTCGATTGTTGCGGGGACGATGAACCGTCACCCGCGCCTTGAGGCTGAGAGGTTAAGATGTAACCGCGTTCCTTGGCTTGCTTTTCAAACCAGGTTTCGGGGTCATCGTCTCCTAACTTACTCATGGCCTGTTGGCGCTTGTGCCACTTCACCACGAAATCATAGGGATGCCGCTGTCCCTGGATCGTCTGGAAGAATGCAGGGTTCTTTTCCATTTCGGCCGTCACGGCCTCTTGGGCGTCCTGCAAGACCTGCGCGCCATACTTTTCTGTAGCCATTTCAAGGCTGATGGCGGTCTTGGTTTCCCACTTTGTCGCTTCGAGTTTCTGATCAAACGACCGTTCCCATGCTTCAGGATCGGCGAACATGTCGATCTTCGCGGCGGGCTTGTTCGTTGCTTCAGCGTACTTGCGTTCAAGGGCTTCGTACTTGGCTTCAAGCTTCTGTCGCTTTTCGCGTTCGTCCAAGGCCATTGCCGCAGTCCAAGGCGGCTTCTTTGTGGGTTCCACTGCTGCTGGCTCAACGTGAACCGGCGGGAGCGGTGAAGTGTCCGGGGCTGGTTGTGGCCCGGAATTTACTTCAGGTGCAGGCGTGCTTTCTTTTTCCAGAAAGTCCAGATTATCAGGAGGCATTTCATGTCCCTAACGCCCGATAAGCCCGGCGGCGGCTATCGCCCGAATGATGACGGCGGCTCATGTTCGCCCTTAAGATGGCGGCTCTATTCAGTCGAGGTCTAGGACCATCAACAGAAACTCTAATTCCTCTTCTTCGGTATCGACGATGGCGGCGAACTCTTGCCGCTTTGCCGGAGCGATGAACTTCACCACCCGGTTGAACTGGCGCTGATACTGATCAAAGAGCGTGTCGGTTAGATTGACCGGCGCATCGGATATGACCGCCGTCTCGTATTTTTGGGCCGCTTGGGTAAAGCCTGCGATTGCGGCCTCGGCCTTTGCGGTTGGCGCCTCAATGAACTTGTCGAGGACTTGCTCGTAAAAATCCTTGACGCTTTGCTCTGTGCTGCGGCGCTTGTAAGCGTAGGGGTCCCATCCGCCTCTGCCTCGATCTTCCTCGACAACAGGCGGTGTGACTACGGATTCGGCAAGCGGCGCAATTCTTGCCGATGTCTGTGCTTGCCACGTAATCGCGGGCCATGACGGCTGACTGCGCCGTGTGACCGACGGCTGATCAACGGGCGCAGGCTCGCTAAGAGCGGCGACCTTGACGCTTGCGGGTGCTTGCCACGTAATCGCGGGCCATGACGGCTGACTGCGCCGTGTGACCGGCGGCTGATCAACGGGCGCAGGCTCGATAAGAGCGGCGACCTTGACGCTTGCGGGTGCTTGCCACGTAATCGCGGGCCATGACGGCTGACTGCGCCGTGTGACCGGCGGCTGATCAACGGGCACCGCCGTGATCTGCGGCGGCAGCTTGATGGCTTGCACCGGCAGCGCCTTCGGTGCGGGCCACTGCGCAACAACGGCAAGCAGATTTGTAGTAGATGTGACCGGCGGCTGATCTTCAGGCACCGCAAGAAGGTCTGGCGGCAGCTTGGCCGCAGATTGATGCCGCCACGAAGGCGACTGATTAAGCCAATGAACAGCCCGAACGAACGGCTGATCGGCAACATCCGCTGGGACGATTGCAGCTATTATGGTTCTATTCTGCCCGGTCCATGTGACCGGCACCACCCGCGTCTGCGGGCGAAACCCGAACGGCGGATCGTCAACAGACACCAAAAGCAACCGTCGAGGCTGCTGCTGATGTGCTTTCGCCTGCCAGCTTGACAGTACTGTGTTTAATGCCGCCTGCGATCTCGCCGGTTGATCATCCACCACAACGGCTGGAAGGCTGGGAACAATTGACGTATGGCTTTGCACCGGCTGGGGCGCAAGTGGCGTTGCCCATATTGCGCCAATGAGTGCAAGCGTTGCGGCGGAATAGCGGACTGGCGGATTGTCAACGGGATCAACCGCCGCATTGCCAGTGACCTGGAAAGCGTCATTCTGGAATGCGTCATTCTGGAACGCGGTCATGTTCTCACGCCGCCTTCCTTGGCTTTTATTTCTTCTTTGCCGTTAGCGTGGCGCTGATGTCCTGCACTGCCTCTTTGTACCACGCCGCCGCAAACTGCTGAAACTCCGAGTTGCGAGTTGTGAGCGTCGGGTGCAGCGAATAGCCCCACGTCGCCTCGAAGTCGCAATCGTAACCGTGCGGATTGATCGTCTTGTCCGTATGAGGCGCTTGCTGATCGCGCCAGTCCTTTGAAAGGTAATAGAAGCCCATCTCACTAAACGGCTCACAGTGCGTAGGATCGCCGTAGTAGCGAGTTGAAGCCCAGTGCGGGAATGTGACCTGCGCCTTAGCTCCCGGCTTCAGGACGCGATACAGTTCATTGAAGAAATGAACGCGCTCCCATTTGCCGCCCATGTTCGTCAAGTGCTCGAGGAAGTGGCTGGAATGCGCTTCGTCAACGCTGCTTGTCTCAAATGGCCAGCGCGCCTTGCCGATGCGCATAACAGTATCGACGCCATCCATTTTGTATTGGTCGACGCCATGCCATTCCGGGCCGCGCTTGTTCTTTCCACAGCCAACGTCCAATTTAAAAAGCGGTGTGGGTTCAATCTTTTCAGCTGTGTTTGTCATTACAATTCACCACATTTGATCGGCAGAAACGTCATAATGACCAACTAGGACTGAACAATCGATTGCACAACGATAGCCATATTTCCGCGCATCTGACCAGAAGTGCAAATCCTGCGTCCCGACACCGGCTGAACTGGCCATGGTTTCGAACCACGGCTTGCGAAGCCGGTCATCTTTGAACATCGAAGTCCGCCACAGATTGAAGCCCATGCCGGTTCCGCAGCACTCGACAAGCCCACCCGGAACCGGAGGCTGTGGCCTGAAATTCAACACCGGGTCTTTCGGATCGCCCCATATCTGGGGAACGCCGCCCTCCCCTTTTGTCCAATACAGTCCGCCGATGCATGACAACTCGGGGTGCTTGTCCATCTGTTCGCAGAGCTTCAAGACACCGTCTTGCGGAGGAACGTTATCGTGCTCGACGGTTAAAATGTATTCCCACTGGCTCAAGTCCGGATGGCTCAACACCCCTTGGATTGCCTGCGTATAAGCATCGCCAACTTCTAGGCCAAGACACAGCATCCGATAGACCGCGTTGTTCGGAGGAAAGATCAAGTTCCAGTGCGACAACGCCACCTTGGCGCTGATCATCGTGGCGCTTGGTATCATCACAACGATGCGCTGTTTCTTCCAACTCGCGCCTTCAATAATGCGCGTGCGGCTGGCGTCGAGGTTGTGGTTATGGCGGCCAAAATCATATGAAACGATTTGCGCGGGCTGGGTCATTGTCAGCCCAGCCTTACAAGCTGAAAAAAACACTTGAGCATAGAGGCGGAAGATGAAATAGCCGACAAAGGAAACGCGCTTGTCGTGCCGCCTGCAGTGGAAAATGATCCGGCGCCCAAGTGCCCTCCCGATGTAACATTAGAGCTTCCAGCAATGCCAAAAGGCGAGGAGATCTGCGACTGGGCGTAATGCCATCTATAACTCGCACGAGCCCCCGTCGCGAAGCTCATCCCAGTTGAATTTGTAGCGGTTGAAGTGCTGTGGCCAAATACAAGCCAGTATCGCCCGGGCGATAACGAATTGTCAAAAGGTATGTCAAGAAACCTGCGGCCAGAAAAGTTTGAAAGCCAAGTGTTTGTGAAATTCATCTGCGCCGAAGACAAGCTATATTGCGTGCTGAATGTCGTTGAGCCGCCTTGAACCGGGAATGTCATCCTCTGTGTTATGCTCATCTGCGAGCCGTTAGCGGCAACGCTGATGGAGTTTAGGAACGTGGCACCAGCGGAACCTGACGCAACAGAGAACAAACTTTCTGAACTTCCCCCAGTGCCTAAAGAGTACACAACCGCGTTAAAGGTAAATCCAAAATTAGCGGAGGCGCTTAAGCTTGCCGCTGACGTCCCCTGATTGGTGGTGAAGGTAAGAAAACTGCCCGGTATTCTGATAAAGCTTGCTGATATTGGTGCCGCAATCTCGAACATCACAGCAACGCTAGTAGATCCCGGTGCGTTTGATTGTGTATCGTTTTGCATAACGTCCAGGTTCTGGTAGAAACTAACATGCGGCCATCCACTAATCCACATCGTGGCAGCACCGGCAGCACTCGATGCAGATAGTGAGATGCCATTTGTCCCGCCAAACACAATGTTAGTGCCCGACATTGTGCTTGACCCGGCAGTATTGCCGGAGATCGTCATCAGCTGATTGTGCGCGCTGTTCCAATCACCCGGACGAACAAGATTGGTCGCGAAGACGCTTGAGGTCGTCGCGCCATTCCAAATGGTCACCGTGCCAGTGGCATTAGCTACTGTGTTTGAGAATACGTGACTTACTGCCACCTATCAGCGCTCGGCATAGCACAAGCCAAAGCTCCATGTCGTAACGGATGGCGCTACGGGCAGGAACAGGCATGCCGCTACAGCGCCGCCAGCTGGGAAGATGATGACCTCATCCGGCGTTGGCACCCATAGCCAGCCGTTGAGATTGTTGAATGAGTCGTCGATGATTGCCGTTTGAGCGCCAGCGCCCTCTGTCACAGTTGCGTTGCCGATTGAAGCTGTGCCTGTCGCTGCCGGGGCAGCCGCACCAAGAAGGATCGAAACAGACTCGTACCGCTTCAGCCTTTCTGGCGTCTTTGCCGTCATGGCGGACTGCAACGCCGCTGCCTTGCTCGTGAGCTGGACGCGCGTCTGTGCGCTCGTTGCGTTCACCGCCTGCGCCATCCACGCGCGGCGAAGTTCGATTTGAGGCGTGGTTGCCGCCGCACCCGGCATGAGCGCGACAAGTGTATTGACACCGGCAGCAACTGCAATCGCGCCGCCGCCAACTGTATATTCATGAGCCATAAGTTTAGACCTTCTCTATCTAGAGGAATGAACGCCCATTCCAGGCTTTGCGCCCTTCAGGGCCGAAAATGTAAATCTTGCCATTGCGCCGCTCGATGCGGTTCGCCGCCTCCCCAACGGGAAAGCCGTTGCGCAATACGTCAAATTCGAATTCACCGCGTGATATGCCGCCGGTCATGCCGAGCACCCATACAGCGCCAGTCTCATCGGTGATCGTCAGCGCAGGCGGACTGCAGACATACGATTCTGTGATGTGCATCTGCGGGCCTTTGCGGCGCGCGAAGTCGAAGCCGCCAAAGGATATGCTCATTGCAGCGTCTCGCCTTCGATCACGTCTTCGTCGCTAATGTCGTATGTGTCAGGGCGGCCAATGGCGTCACGGTTCACCTTGACCTTGCGAAGCCGCCTCTTGGGCCTCTCTGCCATGCCAATTTCTTGACCGTCGGCCTTATGGTTGGCCGTGATGCGCTTAAGCTTCATCTCATGGTCTACAGACACAGACTTAAGCTGCATCTCGGTGTGTAGTTTGGACTCTGCCATCGTCGCGTCATGCGCCATTTGCTCTTGCTGCAAGCCAAAATCCAAGGCCATCTGCTCACGCTTCAGGCCGTTGTCTTGCTGCGCCTTCCACCTGTCAAGTTCCAGGCGCTGTTGTGCAATTTGCTCGTCCATCTGCATTTGCGCCTGTGCCGATTGCTGCTTGGCCTGCATTTCAAGCTCTTGCGGGCTTGGCTGTGGTGGCCCCTCCGGTGCTTTGAGCTTGTCCAGTATCGCTTTCTTTCTTGGCAGGCTCGACGCCTCAATGAGCGCATCCGGAGGGATCGGAACGCCCGCTTGCACCAACTCTGTCAGGCGTTGGAATTGCTCTTCTGCGATAGTCGCCGTGTCAGGCGTGCTATCGATGATGATGTCAACGTCCATCTGGGACGGATTATTCCGGACTGCCGGTTGACCGGTGCGTGGGTCGATTGCCTGTTGACCCGTGTTTGGGTCAATCACCGGCTGATTGATCATGACAAACTTGGGTGCGTTTTCGTCGTCAGTGACACGGATATACTGCGGCGCGTCCCAGAACTGCTTAACCCGATCCCATATGGCGCGGTACACACGCAGCGTCCAATCGTCGAATGAACCCAGCAATGGAGCCAACTCAATTAGCCCGGCTTGCTGTTGTGCGAGGATAGCTCTGCCCGATTGGCCTTGCACGTCACGGCCTAGCACGCCGGGGTTTGGCCCCATGCGCTCCATTTCTTGCTTTGCCTCACGCTCAAGATCTGCAAACTCAGGCGCGTATTGTTGCGTGTTGAGAATCTCGACTTCGCCTGCGTCGCCCTGAATGATGCCGTCAGGCTTGGCCAGCTCCGCCCGTACCGCGTCAACGTCGTCAAGCCTGCGCGACACACGGGCCTGTCTGACATTCAACAAATGAACGCGCTTGGATCGGCTCTTGTTGATCGCATCCTGCGGGCCTCGCATATCGCGCACCACGCCATAGCGGCAGTTCTCACGGTCGACATAGGCAGACTGGCAGACGATCGGCTTGATAGCCTTGCCGTCAGCGTCGCGATATTCGCTTGGCCCCGAGAATATGATTCCGCCGGAAACAAATACGCAGCGCATCCACTCCGGCCCACGGCGATGATACATATCAACAACCATGACGCGCCTATTCTTGCCGTCAGCCCATGCCCAGCCGTTCATGGGCCGGTCCTGGTGTGTTTCTGTTGCCGTCATGGATCCGTCGAGGCTTGATGGTATCAGCTTGCCGGAGCCCGGGGTCAGGATTTCGGCGAAGGCAACCGCGTCCTCCTCGTCCATCCATTTTGCTAGACCGTCATAGCGCGCGTCGCTGAAGTCCGGCTCCCGGCTATATGGATCGTAAAAGTAATGCTCTGGCCTGATCTTGTTGATACGAACTTCGCGCTTTTCGTCAACCTCGATGACCGCGCCGCAGATGCCCTCAATGAGCATGTCACGGAAGCAGTTTGAGCGGATCGTTTGAAACCTGTTGAGGTCTGCAACGTAACGCAACGAGTCCGTGGCTACCTCGCCTGCGGATTCGTCCTGCGGATTGCGGCCCCATGCCTTCGGATCGGTCTTGCCGCGCTCGATTACACCTATGATGCCGTTCACGGCTGGCTTGATTCTATTGAAGGTGATTGCGGGCTGCTTGCGGTCGTTTAGGATTGATTTCTCTGTCGCCGTCCATTGTTGCGAGTGATAGTAGTCAACGTCGATTTGCGTCTCTTTGCGGGCTTGTTCGGCCAAGTCCATGGCGCGCGCAAACTTACGCTTGACGTCGCTGTGGTACTCATCAGACGATCTTTTTGCGTTGGACGCCTCGCTTGAGGATCCAGTGTCGGGAGTTGCCAGTGTGATTTGTCCTTACGTGCCGCCCAAATGGGAGGCTATATCCTGCGACAATCATTGCCGCCGCCAACACATTCCTGGGTCCGGTTCATGCCGTCTTATACCCACCTGTATGTTGTGGCCTAGCGTAGCCATCCGTTGGCCTGCGCCTGGTGACGGCCTTGCTGATATACGCCGGGATCGTCTCATCAACGGCGCGGCCTATCAAGCTGCACGCGTCAACAGCGTCATCGTACTTGCCAGCCGGAAATCGCACAAGCTGATCTAGCACGTCCCCGGCCCAAGGCGTATTTGGAAATAGCACCTTGCCATTAGCTGAAAGCGATTGGAACGCTCTTGCCCGTGTGGCCTTGTCGTGGATGCTGTTCACCCATTCGATGGTGACCCAAATGCGGCGCTCATCCATGCGGCGTCTTAGTGGAGACTCGATTGCCCGTCGTATGACACCGCCCTCGGCAAACCATGTGATAGGCTTGTACTTTGCGGACAGGTCCAGCCACTTTTCAATCCACACACTTGCGTCTGTCTGGCCTCTCCACCAATCAATAGCGTATATGTTCGATGATGAGTCCACAGCCCATACTGCGTGCTCTGTATAGTCCCCATCGCCTTCAGTAACCGCGAAATCAGAACTACCCCAGTACGTGAGCTTCTCTGGCCGATCGTCATAGCGGCGGAACCAATCTCTCTTGAAGTACGTGCCGTCATCTGGTTGCGGGTTTTGTTGATATAGTGCCGACCAAAAGCGCGGCAGGCTGTTAGCCTTGATGCGCTCCAAGCTTTCGACCGGATACGCCTCCGGCCATAAAGCGCTTCCATCGTCTTGTATTGCTGGAAGCTCAACTATTTCCCATTTATCGCCGCCCGCCCGCTGTTGATCAATGAGATAGCCTGACAGGTCCTCCTCATGCATTCGGTGGTTTATGAGGATTATCGCGCCGCCAGGCTGCAGGCGGTTGTACACGCTGCCTTGGTACCACTCCCGGACCGCCTTGCGTTCCAGCTCGCTTTGAGCGTCAGCCATCGACCCAAACGGGTCGTCAATGATAAATTCATCCGCGCCTTTGCCGAGGATTTGGCTGCCGACACCCACCGCGTAAAATATTCCGCCTTGCTTGGTGTGCCAGCGCCCAGACGCTTGACTATCATCGGATAGCTGCAAGCGTGGGAATATACGGCCGTATTCCTCAGACCGGATAAGGTTTCGAACTTCGCGGCCCACGTCGTTGGCAAAACTCTCTGACGCACTGGCGGCTATGATTTGCCGCGTTGGATAGTTGCCAAGGCAGTATGCGGGATATCGCCTAGATGCCAGCTCGGTCTTGCCATGTCGAGGCGGCAACAAAAGCATAAGCCGGTCAATGTCGCGTCTCATGACGCGCTCCAGCTGATCGGCAACTATTCGGTGGTGCGAGCCAGTGCGGTAACGGGCGTAGGTGTATTCTGTAAAATCAATTAACGAGTTGCGGGCTTTTCTCTTTTTTGTCTGATCGACGAACTGTTGCTCCAGAAGCTCTAGCCGCTCTGATGGCAGCAAGGCCAACGGCGATGTCATCGTCACTCACGGCATCCAATGGGTTGATATGGTGGTTGACGTCCCTGGGCAAGAGGCTGGCGACTACACGGCAGTATTGCGCCGGGCTTTCCTCGAGGCAACCTTGCAGCGCGGCCGGGCCGTTTTTCTGCCAATGCTCGTACAAATCTTGGATGAATGCCTCGCCTAGCTTATTGCGAGAGCCAGCCGGGCGGCCACCAACTCCAGGATGACCTAGCACAAACTGGCCTTTTTCGTTCTTTGATGGGTTCACCGCATTCGTCCATAATCCCATGTGCCGGACCATTCTTCCGCCGGGTATTTGACGTCAATCCTGCTTGTGAGCACCTGCGATCCTGATGTGGTGATATAGATATCGACGTAGCCTTGGCCTTTGAGCCGTTGCGACACCTGCGTTGTCGTGTTGCTTGTGCCGGTCACTGTCGGGCCTTGGGCGGTGCGGGTGACCGAGCTAATTGTCTCTGATCCTAACCAGCCGGAGTAGTCCAACGTGTAGGTCAAGTCATCGTCCTGGCGATGGTATGCCCGGAAATGGGCTGGGTTTATTTCTTTTATGCCGCGTGTGGTTGTGCGCGCGTTTTCGTAGAACGCGATTCGCCGGTCAGGCATTTTTCAAGCCTCCGCAAGCATTAAAATAGGGATAATAGCTATTTCCCTATCACAAGGTCACCAAGTGTCAAGCGTTAAGTGTCAAGCGTCAAGTGCAGCTTTTGCAAAATTGTTGGATGGCGCACAACAGCACCACGCGTCCGCTGTCAGGGTGATGGCCTCGATCCACAGCCCAGCGGCTTCGCGTTTTTCCATGGCCGCAAATGCTAGTTAGAGCGCCGTAAAGCTCCGCAGCCAAATCGTGCGACCACCTTGCCACTTTGAGTTTTGCGAGAGCTTGGCGGTCACTGATTGCCATTTGCGACCCTCTTATTGGGGGATCCCATGCTTGCGCCCTCACGCCGGAGCCGTTGGCCAGCTCGTAAATCGCGCGGAATTTGTTGACCGCCTCCCACTCGGGCCGGGTGATTAACCCTTTAGAAAGCATGGTGTCATGGATGGCTTCTTCTGTGACGTACGGGCGGGCTTTTGCCGATCGGTCATCGGCGGTTGGCGCATGGACGCCGCCGTGAGCGCGGCGCTCGGCTGTCGGGCTGATGGCGTCTTGGGTCTTGGTCATGGTTTAGCCTTCTTTGCGGGGAAATGGTTCAATTTCACAGAAGGCGACGGTTTCAAATCCGCCTGTCCGATCAAGCCCAAGGCTAAAGCCTCCGATTCCTGAGAATAAATCTAGAACCCGCAGCTTGCTCATTCTGCGCCGCCAAAGAGCGGGCCAGCTTCTTGAACTTTGCCAGAATTCTTGACGCGCCCAACTTGGCGAGCAACTGGCCCGGCCTCGGCCAGCGTCAAGCGAGTTCGAATGTCCTTTAGATATTCTTCTTCCCGCTCAATAAGAATGCAGTTCATGCCCTCGCGGATAGCGGCCTCGCCCGTGGTTCCGGTTCCGGCAAATGGGTCTAGGACGGTTCCGCCCTTTGGCGTTACAAGCCGCACAAGCCATTGCATTAGGTCAACGGGCTTTACCGTAGGATGCTTGGAGCCAAAACGATCCTCTTTGTCAGCCTTGGCGCTATAGAAAAATCGGGCTGCGGAACCGCCGTTGTCGTCATGGCCGCGTGTGCCGTCCGTGCCCTCTTTTAAATTTGGGCCAATATCAGACAACCCGCCGCTTCGCCCTCTGTGTTGCAAGCCGCGATCCGAAGCCTTTGACGCCCCCGTATCAGGAAACGCCGCAATCACTTCATCGCTGCCGTCGTGGATGACGTTGGCGGGCCAGCGGCCACAATCCAGTGCCTCCACCCGGCCACCCACACCGACACCGAGCCCGTTGTTATATGCATGTATCGCGGCTGTCGGTGTACCCACGACGGAGCGGGTTCCGCCGCCGGTCCCCACCCTGCACCCATCCACATTGATTGCCCCGGTGCCGTGCGCCAAAACATTCGCAGCGACTGTGAGGCCGGTCAGCGGCTTGCGCGCAAGGCAAATGGGTTCGAGGCTAGGCGATATTGCGGCCC